TTGAGTTGAACCAGCAACAACAGAGTCATCCACCCCATCAAACCGATAATAAGGAGCTGGCATTGTATTCGCTACATGGTTTTGGCGACCTTGTTCGTTGAGCATATAATTACCCTGATAATTCTGATCCGCACTCGGATCCGCCGTAGCACTTAAATCTATCTCACTACCTGCATCATCCTTCGCATAAGGCTTCCCATCTGTCTTAAAATAATATACACCCTTACCACTCGCAGGTGTCGAAACTGAAGCCTGCTCCGTAACAACTACTGTAGGCGTTAAATCATCTACCGCAACCTTCTTTGTCTCCGTTGCACTATCATCCACTATCGCAAGTGTGTCATTCGCTACATCAACACTCGTTAATTCTGTTAATTCACTAATCTTCTTATCAGCCATGATATACTCCTAAAATGTTAAATAACTACCATCCTCCTGTACAAGATTCTCGGCAGCCTCTGTATGTATGTTTCCAAATAATATGTCCTTTACCTTGCTGAACTGTCCAGCAAGCATACTTAATCCTAATCGCAACATGAATTATCCCAAATACGCTACAACTGATCCACTCGCAAGTGTAAAACCCGTCCAACGTCCAAATATTACCATACCCGTCGGAAATGTGTTACTCGAATCTATCGCATCTCCGTTTCCACCCGAAGTCCCTATAAAACTGGAATCCTCAGGCGTTAATGTCGTAAACGTCGAATCCGTTACAAATTGTATCGCTGTAATCTGCTCACCCGAAACTGCATCCGTCCCATCTTCAAAAATACAGCCACCCTGACCCAATCCTACGTTACCCACCTCCTGCTCATCAAAATAACGCCTTCCAAATTTCCGTGTCTCAAATGCCATAACCTGTTCCTCTCTATTATGTGTTACGTGTTTTTACTGAAAAATTTATGGGAGAGATACATATACTCACACACACCCGCCCTTGGGGGACATACCCCCCCCATGCCTGACCGCCTGAACCGCATCACCGTTTCGCCTTCACGCAGTCAAATGACGCTTCAATCTCCGCATCACCAGGCAATTCTGCCTGCTTATCCACACCATCCGCATCCATTCCGTACCGATCCTCCGGCATCGAATACCCAAAATTAATCTGTATGTTCGGCGGCGATATGTCTTTCCTATCCCGGTAGCGTTCCGGGGCCAACCGCTGCAGCTGAAACTTACGCTCCTGATAATTCTCCGGCTTCTTCGCACGAACCAGTGAGACACGCTCCAACGTGTCCAGGTTCTTATCGTCATAATACTCTTGAATTGCCAGTACGGCTGCGCTGAATTGCGGATCCTTTTGCATCACTTTCTTAACGGTGTGCGGGTGAATCTTGGCCATCTTGCAAGCATCCGTAACGAATCCCTGCTTTTTTTCCAGGATTACAAGGAAATCATTGTACTTCTGTGGTGGTAAGGTCCGGGAAACTCCGGCCGTGGTGGTGAGATCGTAGTATTCATCAATGAACACTTCCGGCGATAAGTTACCATCTGCAACCTCACCGGCGAGATGCTTAACTATGTGATTTTTGGGTCCTGATTCACGCATTTCGAGGGGAATATATGACGGGTGTCAATACCTTCCCTCGAAGTACCTACTTGTTTCTATTTTTTCTCGTATATATTACATATCACAATAGAGACTATATATTTTCCCGATTTTGGACCCAAACGTCAATTAATCTTCCAGTAATAAATTGTTTAGATTCATTGAGCAAATTACATTGCTCGACGAATCTTTCATGTAATTCCGGAGTTATCTCCACCCATATTTGCATCTTTTGGATTTGTTTCTTTACTCGTTTCTTTTTGTACTTCATAATTATCAGGTATTGGAGTTAGTATTAGTTCAGATTTTTCCAAATATTTAATATTACACAGATCACATTTCCGGATCCTATACTTTTTAGTAGATACCACAAAAGTATCCACATAATTAAGTATACCAATGGCACATGATGGACACATAAACGAGTCTGATCTATCAACTACACCGCCTTTACTTGTCATTACACCATCATCCTAACTTTGGTTTTGCAATGCTTGCAGTAGTGAGGTTGGTTTGATTTATGTTTCATCGTAAGACTATAAGACTTTTACTGTTTATGGCGTGGAAATATATAAGACTATAAGACTTTACCGTCGGTGAGCCTTTTTTTATGTTTGATAGTTTAATCATGTTAATTTTATCCAAAGTCTTAAAGTCTTATGTTTCCTTACGCCGTGTCTTTGTTGTATTTATCTAATTCCGATTTTAATATTCGGTAGTTTCCGTGTCCTTCGTGTTTAATTAACTTTCTCGACTAATAATGAAATAATGAAGTGTACTTCCCCGAGACTTCAAAACAGCGTAGGCGGTAGGATCAGACGCCAAGCCGCCTAAAGCGGCGATAAGGCGGATGATCTCTCCGCCACGCTTGGAAGGGGGTTTAAGGGGGAAACCATTTCGCAGAAACCAAAGTGGACCTAAAACGGTCTTAGCTATAAGTCCACCAGTCTTATATACTATAAGTATACATTTGGACTTATAGAAATAAACCGGACTTATAGCGGACTTATACGGACTTATAAGTTTAATGTTTGGATATATTCTTTTAGCCATAGCGTTGTATTTCTTGATTTATTATTTGATACTATTTTATTTTGGTCTAATAAACTTTTAATCGTTCTTTTTAGTGTTGTTAGCGCATACCTTTCAGCTTTTCCTTCCGATATGAGTTGTTTTTGTAGTATTCCATTTTCTTTTACATAGTTGAGCATTTCGAGTATAAAGTCTTTACATGTTTGGGATATTTCAATTTGTTGGAATGTTAGACATGTTGGATCTAATTCTAATGTTAATGGATCTGGAGTTGGACCGTTGCGTAGTTCAAATTCAAGTTGATGGTATTCCTGGTTAGTCTGTGAATTGTATTGTTTTGTAAGCGATAAGCCTGTGTCGTATGATCCACGGATTGATGAAGCTCCTCTTATGCTTGTTCCGGCTGATTCTTTGTTGTTAGATGGTTTTCTGATGTGGTGTATTAGAATAATAGATACGTCGTGATCATCCTTAATTTTATGTAGCTTATCCATCACTTGGGCCATTTCACTATTGGAGTTTTCTTCTGCTGTATGAAAATTGACAAACGGATCTATAATTACAACCTGTGGCTCATATTGTGCCAGAAGCGTGTCTAATAGGGCATATCCTTCGTTTTCATTAACATTAAGGTTATGTATAGGGTCTGACACTAAAAGCTGATCCTTGGCTAATTTAGGCATATTGTAGGGCGGTTGGGTGATGCGGTTGATGAGTTGTATCCGGTTTCGCTGATTGAAGTAGGAGTTTTCGGCCTGGACGATTAGTACTTTATATGGGTGGGATATCGAGAATTGGAACCATGATTGTCCGGTTGCGATATGGTAGGCAAGAGATACTGCCATGTGTGATTTTCCAACTTTGGGTTCACCCGCAAGTATAGCCAGTGATTTTTGCGGAAGTATTCCTCCCGCTATGATGTGAGGAGGTTCAGGGGTGGTGTCGTCTATAAAATAGGTCCAGTCGTAGAATACCGGTGGAGGTGGAAGTTCAATCCCTTGTTGTATCAGTATAGCATTATCGAGGATTTCGGTGTAGAAGTCAGCTTTTGTTCTCATATTGGGTAATTCTCCGGTATGTGGTTTTGATTTTGTTAGTAAGTCGTTTTTCTTCGTGTGTCGTTAAGTCATATATTTGTTTATCCGGGTACAGCTGCCTGTGTGCGTCAATCATTATACTAATTGTTGTTTTCCATCCAATTCGTTTCGTGAGTTCCCGTTCAATTTCAACCCACTTGGATATTTTCATTCATCTCCTTTTAGTGCTTCAATTAACATCCGAACACTGCCGACTGTTTTCCATAAAGGAATAGGCTTGGTAGCATCCATTGGAAAATTAAATGCTACATAATATTCTCCATTTTCAATATCAGCAAACAAACCCCAACTGTTTACCACATCTGGCAATCTTAATTCATATATTGCGTGAGGTGGCTTCTCAAACCCCAATTCCCTCAAGGTTTCATCTGTTAATGGGCTTAAATCATTAAAGCTGTCAAGTGTTTGTATTCTGTCTTTCATCTTATTTCTCCTTAAAATAATTCGTGTTGAAATTTAAATTTTTCTATTCTTGTTTTAGCAATATTGCAATAATCTTCAGCTAACTCAATCCCGATAAAGTCAAACCCTTCTTTTTTACAGGCAATTCCTGTTGAACCTGAACCCATAAATGGATCTAAAACTGTTCCATCTTTTGGTGTTACCAATCTTACAAGGTATTGCATTAGTTTTACTGGTTTTACTGTTGGGTGGTTGTTGCCCTCATTCCGCTCACTTTTACTTGCCTTTGCACAATAGAAGAAACGAGCAGCAGAGCCAGAGTCGTTATATTCATTTTCACTTCTGTATTCGTGCCAACCAACCTGACTATCACCTTGTTTTTTATTTTTAGATTGACTTTGTGTTGTTCTTTTGCCTGTGGTGCTTGAAGTAGGAAACAACCCCACAACCTCATCACTACCATCATGTATTAGGTTAGCTGGGAATCTGCCTTGTGGGTTTTGTTTATAAATAGTATCTCTCTCTCTCTTTGAATTATCACCATTATATGCGTTGTTCTTTATATTTTGATTAGTTGTATCAGCTATCTTGTCATCTGTTCCAACCCGACACCCATCAATATTTATCCCACCTGTACCCCACTTCAATACATTATTAGCAACTGTACCCTTAAATGGTTTCCTTGCTACTGTTATAGGTTCAAGTGCTGGTTTTAGTGCTGTTCCCCATCCTTCGTATGGTGAGTTGCCTTTGGTTTCTAAACACTTTATTCTTGGCTTACAAGTTGCCTGTCCACCATGTAAATCTGCCTCTCCTGTTTCTTTATCTCTCCGAATATCCGCATAAGTCCCTGCTTTCTCACCAATAACTTTCCTCTCATTCCCCTGCAACTTATCAACAGCCTTCCCTATATTATGACTTTTAGGAAATCCACTACCATATACCCACGCAATCATATCCCTTATCTCAAATCCTGCATCTTCAATATTAACAGCCATTCTATGTTGAGTTCTTGTTCCTGCAAATGAAAGTAAATAACCACCGGGCTTCAGCACCCTTAAACATTCCTTCCATATCTCAATTGAAGGCACATCATAATCCCACTTCTTACCCATAAAGGACAGTCCATAAGGCGGGTCGGTAACTATGCTATCAACAGAATTATCTTCCATTGTTCGCATTTCTTCTAAACAATCGCCCAACCTTATCTTCATTTTATTTCTCAAATAATTCTTTTTGTGCAA